CTATTTGTTGTTTCGATTTTAATTGGTACCTCAATCTTACGAGGAACTGAAGCCACTTCTTCAATTTTTGGCTCATACGTCACTCGAATCTTACGACCGAGTTCGTATAGGGTATCTTTTTTAGGGTCATACCCGTGCTGTTCCAACTCATCAAGGGACTTTAGCAGATAGGCACGGTCTAGCAACAGTACATATTTATAGTTCATAGTTTTCCCTCTTGTCTCATTTGTGCTCTAATTTTTGTAGCAGATATATCGTGAATTTCTTTACCTAAATCGTGCTCTGTGAACGTGTACCCAACACCGCGACCATAACTGATATCTACAATATTTGGTACTCGCAGAATAACATACTCTCTATCTAACACGTACCCATGTTTGGCCAACCCTGTTACAATGTTATCCATCACCGTTATAATACTGAACGGATTATCGTTCTGAGCTACAGTTCTACCGGCTCCTGCGTCTTGACCTACAATACCGCCAACATCACGTACCATAACGCAGACTTGTCCTGTAATAGCAAGAGCGCGTCTAAAGAGTTCGGTATGACCATCGTGCCAGGGTTGCCAGCGACCTAACATCTGTACAGATGGGCGTTGCCAGTCAAAGCTCATGCGTGCACTCCTGCAATTCGATTCACCACACTACAAATTTCTTCATCAGTAAGAAACTTTTCTATTACGAGGTCTGCATAAGAGGGAGTTTCAAACATACGATTAGTATCTTGATATTGGCTATGAGAAGTAGTATTCATCCAAATACTGTAGTCTGCATCAAAGATATAACGAGTCAATTCAGTGGGGCACACAAAATCACAAATTACTGTACGCCCTTCTGAACATTCAAAATTTGCTAAAGCCTTCATACGTCTAGCTTGACGCAGACGAGCATCAGGAGAAAAATCCCAATCATTAGCCATACGTCTAACTTCATCCGCATTAAACCAAGCACAACTAAGATGTTTTTGAAGACGCTCAGATAAATATGTTTTACCTGAGCCCGGTAATCCAAATACAAGTATTTTCATTAGAAAAACGCATATTCTAGTTGACGGTCACGCTCAATCTCTTCTGGCGTACGCGGCACAATTCCATATTCTAGTTGCAACATTTTTGCATTATCAATGCGCAGGTGCTTGCATCCATCTTTAAAATGTTTCCACGTCAAGCCATCATTATAGTCTGGAATGAGTGCGAGAGCTGTAGCATTTTTCTCGTCCAACCATTGCATTGTATCATTGTTAATGTGGTGGAGCGAATAGTCATCGTCTACAATGAGATAATTATCCCCATCTTGACCGTAGTCGTCAATCCACAGACCAACATTGTGCAACTTGTTGGAAGTTCTTTTGAACGGTGTTACCGGATGCCTATGATACTGAAAATTTAAATCATTGCTCGCCATGATATGCTTCGCAAACTCAACTGCTTGTTGACTGCGAAAAGCCCAAGTAGTGCTAAACACAATTTGCGCAGATGAGTGAGTAGCCCAGAGCTGAAACATACGCACAGCTACTGGGTCAAAATACGGCACAATTCCATCAGGTGAGCCGGCGATAAAATCTGCAACAGCTTTGCGGTTACGGTCAAAGAGGTGCATCTTGCCCGGCAGGAGCACTCCGTCGATATCTACAAAGATAATATTACGCATTTTTCTGTTCCTCAACAGCGGCTACATACAAATCAGTTTGACGGGCTTTTTGGTAGGCAATTACTAGTGCGGAGATTAATCCGTCAGCTAGAAAAGTATAGGTTTGGCTATGCTCAAAAGTAATAGGGCTATGAAGATAGGCTAAGAATTTTTTCAACGTACTCAGCTTTCTGATTCAGCTACAATTTTTCTCAGTTGCTCTGCGGCGTTCACAATCAGGTCGAGTTCTTCAAAACTCAGACGTACTTGTTGCATTCCGCGATTCTCTGTTTCTTGAGTTAGAGTAAGAAAGTATCCTTCATTGTCATCTTCCAACCTAACACGAGTTAGATTGTCTCCAAACATTAGGTTAGCACCTTCTAGGTGCACGGCGAGTTCTGTAATACTAATTTTCATTTTAAGCTCCTTCGTAAGAAATAGTTCGATCTGTTTTTTCGTAAACTTGTTCCCAAGCACAGCCGTATGCAGGGCAGATGCGAACGTATTGAGGCAATTCATTATCATCCGCTACACCATGACCCCCAGAAAGAAAGTAGGCGCCAGTTATCTCTGGTTTAGCGTGGCGAAAACGTGCACGTTCACGTTCATAGAGGTCAAGAGCCCTACGAAGAGACACAACTTGTTCAACAAGCTGTTCTCGGCTCACACCATCAAACTCGGTCATATGTGTATCTGTTTTCATGATTTACTATAGCAAAAGAAAAAGCGGCTGTCAAGCCGCTTTTTTGAATTTTTTACCTGCTATGCAGTAGCTATGTTTGTTTTTGAGAGACTCGAGCTCTCAAATCACTAGAACTAAATCTATGGTCCCGGGCGTTAAAGTGAATACGAATACCGCGACGTTTACAAATCTCTCGACCAGTAAAGTCTTTATCTCGGTATTCAATTCCCATAATACGCACGTTAATTGGGTAGAGTTCTAAAATATCTTCTAGGTCTTGTTCTGTCTGATAACAGACAATCTCATCTACGTACTTCACAGCCGATAGTTGAGCGTATCGCTCTACGAGCGTCTGCACAGGAGGATTCTTTTGTGGTCTGTCAATCGAAGGGTCAACCTGTAATCCGCAGATTAAATAGTCGCACTGACTCTTGGCTTCCCGCAACATCATTGTATGACCTGCATGTAGCAAGTCAAAAGTTGATGCGGTAAATCCTACTATCATGCTCCAGTACTCCCAAAGCCGCCGCGTCGGTCTGTCTTAGCTTCTGGACGATCTGTAACCTCTTCAATCTCGTAGGTTTCTGAACGTACTAGTTCCCCCTGCGCGACTCTGTCGCCATCCTTAATATCTACTAGAGCGTCACTTAAATTTAGTAGGGTGATATAGGTTGGTTCAACATAGTCACTATCAATGACGCCCTCGCAGTTAATAAGAGTAATACCGCTTTTTAGAGCGAGACCACTGCGTGGATGAATACGTACCGAGTAACGCTCAGGAATATCCATAATAAGATTAGTCGGAATAAGGTATCGGTGACCAGGTCGTAAGACCAAACTGCCAGAGTCACTAACTGGTTCAACGCTCACAGCATTGAGCCAAGTGTAGGATTTAACCTCAGTACCAGGAATCAACGAGGCGTAGATATCAAAGCAGGCTGAACCCTCTGTAGCAAAAGAGGGTAATCGCGCTTTTGGGTGCGTACGAAAAAATTTAAGTGTGCGACTTAAAAACATTATACGCTATATCCAATTGCTTCACAGAATCGCTCAAAGTGAGCATAGAGAGTATCCATCTTGGTCTCATCTGTAATCTCAAACTCATAGATTACGCTTTTAGGTTGAGGCTCTATAAGACGAGTGTTTGGCTCATCATAGGTGCTATAACGCAGTTCAATAGTCCGTCTCATTGCATTCCTCCAGTGCTAAGATTATTCTTTGGAATTGCTTTCCAGATTGTAGAAGCCTCTACATACAGATAGGGACGATTAGTCTCTTCTTTGTTCGGATTATCAATCTTTACAACTACCCGCTTACCTTTTCGAAAGGCTCGGAGCTGGTTCATCACTCGCTCCCAGCTATTCATATAGTCCCGACGTTGGGCACGAGTAATGCTACGACTGACATTACTGTGCAGTCCTTTAGAAGTGTAAGTTTTGCCAGAGGCTTTACCTTTTGCCATTGTCTTTTCCTAGATTAAGGGTTGTAACGAGGATTTAGTAGAGTTTTCAACATAACATTGTATGGAGTATAGTCTTCGAGGTCGTTTGCAAGAACACTCTGCATGATGCTAGGAGAAAATCCAGACACATGCGCGGTTCCACGAGAATCGAACTGTACCGGAGAACCGTTCTTAGCATAACTAGCATTTAGGTTCCAAAAAACAATGCGAGGAACCGTATAGCCAACTGCTTCGTATTTACGACGAATCATCTCCATAGCTGAGTCGTCATAGCGAGTGCACTGGTCGAACTGCATATCTGATAGGATGAGCAGTGTTGCAGGCATGTCTGCTTGAGGCACACGATACTTCAGAGCTACATCCAGAATACGGTCAAATGCAGCGTGCAGATTAGTATTCATAGCCCACTTAGCACCGCTAAGCTGACGCATACGGCTGGACAGATTGCCTTGCAAGTGCACAAACTCAGGAGACCCACTAAAAGTCAAGATTAGATCTTTAAACTTAGAACGGTTCTTTTCGCTGAGATAAACACCAAGAGCTATTGCAACGTCAATCGGCTGCACAACGCCGGGAGCAGAGTAGCCTAAGTTACCCATCGAAACGCTTACATCTACCATCGGCAGAATGCTGGCGTCGCCCACATAGTTAGGCAGGGCTTGCCACTGAGCATCTGCAACCGCAGCATTGCCACGGGCAACAGACTTAACAACATCGTGCGGGTAAACAGCACCAGCGTTAATCTTAACATTAGGGTCACGCTGTTGAACAGGCTTTTGCAGCTCTCGAATATAGGTGCTGTATGCCGCAGGAGCGTTACGTCCAAAAGCTTTTTGATATCGAGCACTTGCCAGCGCCGGAACGTGTGAAAAGTTAATAGAATTCCACTCCTTAGCACACATCTGCGACTCGACTACACGAGTCAAGCCTACGAGTAGCTTACGATACTGCTTTGGAGACAGTTCCAGGAACCGAGTCAGCTCAGCGGCGACTGGACCTTTACGCGGCATCCATTTTGCACAGAGTGCATTACCGTCAGACAGTGCTTGCTTGATGAGGGCAAACGCCGCTTGACGATTAGTTGCATCACGATAAGTGAACAGGTCGTCCCAGCGACCGAGTTCAGGAATCTTGTGCATAAACTCTCCAGCCAAAGTTGGGTCGGTAGACTCTAGAGAGGAGAGTAGGTTGCGAAAGGTCTGTCGCTCGCCAGCCCCGCCACGGACATCACGTGCCCACAGCAGAGTACGCACAGTGAGGTCTTGACTCTCACCGAGCGCAGCATGAAGCTGAGAAGTTAGATCAACACCGCGGGCGCTGCCCACAGTAGAGAATAGGTCAAGAATACGCGAACCGGTATTAGCGTGAGCACGCATCCCGTTTTCAGTACGAGTCTCGGCAGTTTTAAGATGATTACGTACGGCAGCGGCAAAGTTCATGATATTTTCCTTTAATCTGGATTGTGTGTTTCGGTCTGATTACAAGTCAGGTGCTCTTCGAGCGATTAGTTGCTGAAACAATCCAATATTCTTAGCTGGATGACATATATGTACCTTCTCAGATATGGTGAGAATTTTCACTGGTTTGCGGAAGTCATCCAATTGATAATTATTTATACAGTATTTTTAAGCAACGTGCAAATATGTTTTTGGAGCGGGTAGGGGGATTCGAACCCCCGACATCAACCTTGGCAAGGTTGCGCTCTACCACTGAGCTATACCCGCAACTGGTACAGAATGGTGGAGTCGAACCACCCCTGCTAGATCCACAATCTAGTGTGCTAACCTCTATCACTAATTCTGCGTAGTTGTTCTACTATCCATGTATAGATAGATACAAGGGGAAAAAGAATTCCCCAGAAAAGCAAATAACTGAAAAGACCGATTTCCTCATCAGAACCATTTTTAGAATTAGATGAGTGTGCTCGAGTCCAATACACACCACTACTATGACTTTTAGGTTTTAGTCCAGCTTGCCTCATACGTCTCTCCTTTTTAGTGTTATAGTCTATAATAACAAAAAAGAGAGGATTATGCAAGGCGATTTTTTCTGTGAATTGTAAATTTTTCGTGACAGGCAGGGCAGATATTAGATTTTTTCAGAAAATAGTCTGTCAAACAACCTAAATTAAAAAAATTTTGCTACTTGCCTTTTATTCTATTCTAAGCTATAATAGTTTTGAAGATGAAATGGATATTAGTATGTTTCTTTTTAATAGGATGTAATTTATCAGAGCCGGAAATAGAAACTTATGTGCGGCTCTCTACAGCTAATTCTATTGTAGGCTTTCATGAACAAACTAATAGATATAGCTTAGAACAATTACTAGGAGTAGACCCTGTACGTTATGAGTGGTGTGCGGCTTTTGTTAACTTCATGTTACATAGTCATAGCATACCAGGTTCTGAATCGGTCTCTAGTTCTCCACTAGTAGCTCGAAGTTTTTTACAATGGGGTGTTCCTGTCACAGAACCTATGCGCGGAGACATAATAGTTCTTTCTAGAGGTACAACTGGTTGGCAGGGTCACGTGGGGTTTTACCATAGCACCGTTATTAGAGATGGGCTAGAGTACTATATGATACTAGGCGGTAATCAAAAAGACATGGTATCCTACGAAGAGTTTCCTGCAAGTAGAGTACTCGGTATACGTAGATGGGAGATTTAAATGGACTTTTTAGCCTTAGTTGCTGATGTAGGCTTTCCAATTGCATCATCCTTAGCAGGTGGATTTTTTGTTTTTCTAACTCTAAAATTCATTCTTGCAGGAGTGCTGGACTCAATTAAAACTCAGCGAGGATTTGTACTTGCACTCAATAATCGTGTTAAAACTATGAATAACGAACTAGTGCGTATAGATGTGTTAATCTGTAACAGTTTCAACATTAGACCTGATTTAGACCGAATAGCACGTGCTGACGGCCAACAGGATGCGAGGAAAGATTAATTGATAGGAGCGATTGTTATTTCACTATGTTTCTTCGCCATAATAGGCGTAGGTTCTTATGGGTACTACAAAATATATAAAAATTGGTATAGCTCTGTGGAAAAGTACTACTATTAACTCTAGAAAGGATTAAAGATGACAGAAAAAATAGAAACTAAAAAAGATGACGACTTTAAAGATATTCACTCTGAATTAGTAAAAAGAGGTGATAAAATAGCAATTCACTTTACCTACTGGTTTGCATGGTTTTGGGGTATAATTAGTGCTATCTATTTTTTTGCCGTAACTTTTGTTGAAGTACCTCCAGCGGGAGAAAACTTTGCAAATATTATCTTAGGTTTCTTACTCGGCACAGCAGTGAGTACTATTATTAACTTCTTCTTTGGTAGTAGTGAAAAGTAATGGACCTCGATATTGCCGCTGCTATTAGCCAATACGGTTTTCCCATTATTGCCGCTTTCGGCCTAGGATATTTTATATACTATATCTGGACATGGGTAACTCAAGAAGTAGACCCTGTAGTAAGTGAATCTCATATGACACTTATTGGGCTCATTGACCGTATTCGCATGTTAGATAACGATTTAATTAGACTCAATACTAAACTGAACATGATTCTCCAAGAACAAGAGAGACGACAAAAGGAGAGGGAACATGAAAGCATTTCTAATCCCCCTACTACTGATAGCTCCAGTAGTTAACGCCGGAGAGCTAACTTTTCAATTTAGCTCTCCTGCTTTTAGCGGTAACGGCTATAGTTCACACGTATTAACTATAGAACAACTAGAGCAACAACGCAAAGAAAAAATTAGATTAGATGCACAAACAGCCCTAGAAAAAACAGAACGTGAGTTAAAGAATACAAACTCTTTTAAGTTTCGTAATAACCTAGAGTCTCGTATCTACGCTCAACTAAGTAGACAGATAGCGGATAATCTTTTTGGTGAAGGCGCTACTATTATAGACGGTGATTGGTATATTACTGAAACACCTTTTGGTGATGTAGTAAGCTGGAAACGAGAAGATAATAGGATTTACGTTACAGTAGCAGATTCTACTGGAAATACCGTAGCAGAGTTTGACGTACCTATTGGGGAGTTTGCATTCTGATGAAAAAGATTCTATTAACTTCAATCCTAGCTCTTGTTCTAGCAGGCTGCTCGACCATTATCAACCGACTAGAGCCGGACGAGCCAAAAATTATCACACCGGCCGCAAACGAGTTTTCAACTCTCCCCCCTCCTAAGAATGGACCTCTCGTAGCAGCAGTCTATAAGTTTGAGGACAAAACCGGACAGAGGAAGCCAAGCGACAGACTCGCCAATATCAGTACTGCGGTAACTCAAGGCGCAGAAGTTTGGGTTATCAAAGCTCTACAAGAAGTTGGGGGTGGCAAATGGTTTAAAGTTGTTGAACGTGTAGGACTAGAGAACCTATCGCGCGAGCGTCAAATTATTCGACAAACTCGTGAAAGTGTTAGTGACCCTACCCCTGTAGCTCCGATGATGTTTGCCGGTGTACTAGTAGAAGGTGCTGTAGTAGGCTATGATAGCAACACACTCACCGGAGGTGCTGGCGCCCGATACTTAGGTGTTGGACCTAGTACACAGTATCGTGAAGATGTAGTGACTATTACGATGCGAGCAGTATCAGTACAAACTGGCGAAGTATTGGTTAGTGTTGCAACTACTAAAACTATTGTTAGCACTAGTACTAGCCTGGGAGTCTTTAAGTTTATCGAAGCGGGAACTGAAAACGTAGAAGCGGAGATTGGTAACTCTCAAAACGAACCAGTAAACTATGCTGTTCGAGTATCTATTGAACAAGCGGTAGTAGAACTAATAAAAGAGGGCGCAAAGAAAGGATATTGGGCTTTTAAAGGATAGAAGATAAATGAAAAAACTAGTATTACTGTTAAGCTTACTAAGCAGTCCCGTATTTGCGGCAGAAGTATATATTGACCAAGCAGGTGGGGCTGTTACTGTAGACATACTACAAGAAAACGGTATGAACCGAATAAATTCCGAATCAGACCCTGCACTACTTATGGGTGATGATATTATTCTAAATATGTTACAGAGCGGAGATTTAAACTCTGCGGACCTCTACTTTGACCAAAATGCAAATAATACAGATTTTTCATACTATGCCACCGGTAGTTTTAACGAACTGCTAGTTAACATATTTGGAGGTACTAACAACTACTTCCTAATGACCATTACGGGAGATACTAACATAGTTACTGCCTGTAAGAATCTCTACACTACTGCCTGTAACGGTATTATTGTTAACAACACTCAAAATACTCTCACTATTACCGGTAATAACAATGAGGTTAACTATGCTCTAGATAGTGACAACGCTATTAATAACATTAGTATTGGTGCAACACTACCAAGCAATTTTAACATTGTTAATCTTACTCAAACAGGTTCTGGCGACCATATGGCTACTGTTACTATTGACGGAAATAATAATCTTGTTGACCTAGTTCAGAATTAACATGTGGAAATATGCACTAGTACTAACACTATTTCCTAGTATAGTACTAGGAGAGGTCGGTGCAGTAACAGAATTTACTGGTAATCCAGCACAGGCAAATCGTCAAGAAGAGAGTCTTATTGTTGAAATGGGCTTTTCTCTAGAAATGTTAGACGAACTTATCACAGCAAACACTCGTATGGGGTTAACGTTTGAAGATGGAACTCGTGCAGAGATTACTGAACAGAGTGAGCTCGTCATAGATGACTTTGTATACGACCCTAATAGCGGGGTTGGTAAAATGAGTATGAAAGTTGCGCTCGGTACAGTTCAAATGGCGTCAGGAAGATTGGCTAGAACTTCTCGAGAAAACATCAGTATTAAGACACCTACTGCTAGTATTACTGTTAGAGGAACCAGCTTCTCTATGACGGTAGACGAGATTGGCAGAAGCCTCATCATCAACCTGCCCATAGCGTGTCCTGACTCTTCACTAAAAGAAGATGAGTGCCCTAGTGGTATAATTGAAGTTAGTACTGATGCTGGGTCTGTAATGCTTGATAAACCTTGGTTAGGCACTCTTGTAAGTAGTTCTAGCCTCTTACCAGCTGACCCTCGTCGACTACTCTTAGAAGGAAGAAAGCTCGATAACGACCTTATTATTGTGCCTCCCTCTGAATTTCCTCGTGGGTTTGCTGTAGAAGAAGAGGAAGAAATTCGCACTGCACTTGATTTAGATTTATTAGAATACCAAGAGCTAAGCCAAGATTTTTTACAACAAGACTTCTTAAAAACCAGTGCATTAGATATCAATAGACTAAAGAACGACTATCTAGATAATCTACTAGATATTACGGCTCAGCGCTTAGATAATGAGCTAGATGAAGAAGGCCCTAGCGTATTACCAAATATTAAACGTTTTCCGTGGATACAGTGGGCCTATAACGAAGAATTTATACTACTAGATTCGGACCGACCACCTCACATCGCAGTATTAACCGTCGGCAGAGATGCCCAAGGTACATATGTTTTAACTCAGGACGAATATAACGCTTCTATTCAAATTAACGACGGGGGCACTGATTTAAACATAAAGGTAGTTCAAAAACAATGAAAGGATTATTAAAAGCTCTCTCAGCTGTCTTTATGATAGCAATCTCTTCTGTAGCACAGGCAGGAATACTTGATGGTAAGTTCGGCACTGGTCAGATGTTTGACGTGCAATACTATTGGAGCGGAAACGATCTTGTCGCAAGTAGTTTCACTCAAGTCTACTCTAGCACAGGACAACTTACTGTGCAAGAATATGAAGACATGGCAGCAAATAATAGATACTTTGCTTTTTTTAATTCAACAACACACACGGGTGAGTATGGATTGGCAATATATAATAGTGACGGAACTGTGAATAGAACTCTACATACACGTGGTACAATTACTGCTATCGGTAACGATGCTATATTCTATCTAGGAAGTGGATTTTACGGCACTGTTATACCAACGACTCAGGGATATGCATTCGGTGATGGCGCTACTTTTACGGCCATGAACCAGTCGCCAACACAGAGTGATTTGGATAACTACAACGCCAGTTCAACTCCACTTGCAGCAGGACAATCTGCGCCTCCTCCTGGTGGTCCTACTCCTATCTATGTAAGTTCGATAACACAGGCACAGACTACAACAAAAACTTCAGCACTTGCGACTACAACAGGAAACTACGCTAATATTACTATTCTTGGTAACGATAACGAAGTAGCTGTTAGACAGCTCACAAATAGTAATTTTGTTGACCTACTCATAGAGGGAAATTTAAATAGTGTAGATATTGAACAAACTAGTGATACTCTCGCTCGACACTTTGCAAAAATTGAGCTACTAGGCTCTAATAACGAATACCTGATGTTACAGAGTGGTTCAGCTAAAACCGCATTTATTTATTCAGACGGTGATGATAATAGTTTTAATCTAACACAGCAGGGTGGCGGTGAGCACTACTTGAGTTTACGTAATCTGGGAAACGAGGCTGAAATTACTATTCTACAAGAAGGATTAGGTAACCACAGTGCAACTCTAGAATTAGAGAATGGAGGCGGTAATTGGGTATTTAGTTTAGTTCAGAGTAGCGATACTAACTATCTCTATAGCCTACCACACAACTTAGCAGATAACTCTGTTGTCACAGGCGTTTGCTATACGGGCACTTGTAGTATGACAATCGTACAACAATGAATCTACTACTTAGCTTAGCTACTACTATGCATTTTGGTTTTGAGGGTGAGTATAATAATATTCACCCTCATGCTCGTTTAGAGAGCGATGCTTATTCTATTGGAGCATACTTAAACAGCGAAAATAACATTAGCCCTTATATTTCGTATAGTCTAGAGCTAGAATCTTACAACCTAGAGTTTGGATTAGTAGGCGGATATTTAGCCCCCGTAGTCCCCCTAGTCCGGCTGAACAAGTCACTATCTAATAGCATAGATATTTTTGTCTCTCCAGGATTCGAAAATAACGCAATAAACTCACCCAAAATTGTTTTGGGTCTTGAAATTAAATTGAGGTAAGCATGATACAGAAAATACTAACTAGCGCTATCTGGAGTGTAATTACTCTAGCTGCGCTAACACTACTCGCAGCTTCTAATCTTTCTTTTGTGGAAAGTATAAAGCTAAGATACTTTGATACGCTTATTACGGCTACTCCTAGCGTGGAAAACAATATTTATACCGTAAATATAGATGAAGCTTCACTAGAAGCACGAGGGCAGTGGCCTTGGCCAAGACTAGAGTACGCGGACCTTTTAGAAGAGCTCTACTCTCGTAACGCGGGATTAGTTGTGCTTATGGTCTTTATGCCTGAGGCAGATAGAGCAGGTCAAGATGCTGATTTTGCTCTTGCTCTACAAAATTATCCTGTTGTACTAAATATGCTGGGAGCCGAACAAGGTCGAAACGAACCCATTAATCCTGGCGCAAGTATTATTAATAGTGATTATATGAGTCTAATTCCTAGTGTTCCAGGTATAATTGCTAATATACCAGAGATAGAATCTGCAGCAATAGGTAGTGGTATTGTAAATACCTTTCCAGAAATAGACGGCGTAACTCGTCGTGTCCCTCTAGTATTCTATAGCGGTGATACTCTGTATCCAAACGTCACTATGGAAGTGTTACGGGTACTTGCCGGAGACCCGAGTTTTCAAATTAAACTTTCTCCTCTAGGGGTAGACCGACTACGTATTCCGCAGTTTGGAGAAATACCCACAGATGAATTAGGGCGTGTGTGGATTGACTGGAGTCAAAAAGCACGCAGTGTTAGCGCAGAAGCACTACCAGAAGATTTTGGTGGGGCGGTAGTTTTTGTAGCGCCAACAGCAGCCGGTCTTTCTAATCCTATTGCAACTGCTGCTGGGGGTGTATGGCCTCACGAACTACAAGCCTCGTTGCTTGGTACCGTATTTAATCAGAGCAATATTGAGCGTCCCGCTTGGGCACCAGGCGCAGAACTAATTTCATTAGTAATTGGTGGACTACTTTTAATACTTTCAGCACGCTGGACCTATTTAGGGCTAGGTGTTTTTGTGCTACTACTTGCAGGCACTGTGGGTGGTAGTTGGTATGCCTTTGTAACGTATAAGTGGTTACTCGATGGAGTCACACTTACCGCATCATTTGTTCTAATTGGACTCGTACGTTATGCTGTAAAGTTTATTTCAGAGTACCTACAACGTCTAAAGATTAAAAAGCAATTTGGTGGATATGTCTCGCCACTTGTTATCGAACAGCTACAAAAAAACCCCGAGCTTGTCAGCCGGGGTATTAAGCGTGAGATTTCTATTGTGATGACAGACTTACGAGGCTTTACACCGCTCGGAGAGTCTTATGGAGAAGATGTGCACGGTCTTACGCAGATTATGAACTCGTACATGACTGCTATTTCCCAACCAGTACTTGACGACGGCGGCACTATTATCAAGTATATTGGCGATGCCTCTCTACATATTCATGGAGCGCCTCTTAGCGACGAGCATCATGCTAAACACGCCGTTGCAACTACGTTGCGAATGATTAAAGCTGTGGAAGAGTTTAACTCTGAACTAGACGCTATTGGTAAACCGCGCGTAGCGATGGGAGCGGGTATTAATACTGGACCTGCGGTTATCGGTAATATTGGTTCTAAAACTCGATTTGGGTATGACGTGTTAGGAGACAGCGTCTCAACAGCGGCTCGATTAGAGGGTCAGAGCAAGCCTTACGGAGTCAAGATTGTTATTGGTGAGAGCACTGCCGAACTTGTACGAGATGACTACATCTTATTAGAACTCGACAAGATTGCGGTAAAAGGCAAAACAATCGGACTACGCATGTATACTGTAGTTTCTCAAGGTAGTGCGGAAGCCGTACGCAAGCACGAAGAAATGCTACAGCTGTATCGCGCTCGTGAATTTAGCAAGGCTAGTGTCGCGTGTGTGCTGTTAAAGAGCGAGTTTGGCGGGGAAATGCGTGACTACTACAAAATGTGGGCGTCTCGCTGCGAAGAAATGCGAAACTCTAATCTTCCGTCAGACTGGGATGGGATTTATCGAGCTACGTCTAAATAATGGCGCCCCTGGCAGGATTCGAACCCACAACCAACGCGTTCGAAGCGCGCTACTCTATCCAGTTGAGCTACAGAGGCAGATTTGGTAGGGCATACGGGACTCGAACACGTTTTTTCTTCTTGAAAGGAAGATTACCTAACCCATAGTAGAATGCCCCAAAATTGGTTGTCCCTGATAGATTCGAACTATCGACCCCAGTCTTATCAGGACTGTGCTCTAACCAACTGAGCTAAGGGACAGTATTTATTTATCAGTCTTAAAAAGGAATTTCGTCGTCTTCAGGCTCATCACCAAACAACTCATCCCACTCTTCATCAGTCATACCCGTCAAGATAAACTCTCTAGCACTGGCTGAGAGCTGGGGAAAGGCATCTTGAATTAGCGCGCCGCGCAACCAAGCATCAAGCTGTTCTTGAGTGATAGGCAAATCGCGTTTACGAATTTCACCAGTAAACGGAGAATTACGAACAACAATCATTTTTGATATCCTACAGTTTTGAGCATACGAGAGGTAGAAGTGTTAAGTTGTATTTCTGCACGAGGATAGAAGCACTCTTTTAAAGTAGATGATGACTGGATGAGTTTACGTTTATATTGTCGTTTAAATCGAGCGTTCCAATCTAGCACAGTTTGCTTATCTTCATGCTTATAAACGAGCCACCACCACTCTCGACGAGCGCTTGGAGCTTCCTCACAATCAGTGCCGTGTGTTTCATATAGGTAGTACATCTATACCTCATAGTTTGGTGGGAGTGAAGGGAATCGAACCCAACATGAGTTTCCTCGACGGAGTTACAGTCCGCTGCCTCACCTTGAGGCGTCACTCCCAATAAGCTAATATCGCATATTACTAAGCACTGAGCAAGGCTGATGTTGGTAGTGCTAGTAGGACTTGAACCTACGACTTACAGAATATGACTCTGCTGTTCTACCAGCTGAACTATAGCACTCCGAGAATCTCGTACCCATCTAACTGAGATTTATAGTGTTGATGTGGTCCAAGATAGTAATATTTAAATCCACGAGACTTGTAAAGCGCACACTCGTGATAATTAGCAATCCACCCTAACTGGAGACTAGGATTGTGGTAGGTCCAGGCGAATTGGTATCCTCGCACACTGCTACTGTCTAGAATCTGTACTAGAGTGAAAGCTTCCAGCACGCCATCATCATAGTATCCAACTGTCTCCGCGTTGTCAATATCAAAGTCAAAAAGTGGTTCTACGGAAGCAAACTGTTTATGCGCACAGTATCTAGCATAGATTTCTCTTAACTGAGACTTATTTGGATTAGTGATAATGCGAGCCTGTGGGTAGAGCGGATAGTTTGTGCGGCTCAGCACGACTCTACCATATTTCATCGTACATAGAACCCAAGTCTAACTTCGTTAGAATACGGATTAACGTCAGACATATCAGTGCTGTTAGGGATAAAACTAAATCCACTACTACTTAAGTCTAAGTTGTCTGACTGCCAGACCGGAACATACTCATTATACTGCGAGTAAATAGAACCGTCTGGATTACCAGAGGCGCGTAGATGAACCTCTATTGGTTTGTCTCCCTTAAACTCGATATTAATATAGCGTACGTCTGAGAGTACGTTTAAAACTGCAGGAACCGGTGGAACATACTCACTGCGAGCCCAGTGTGTGAACTTAGTTAAGTTGTCTGTAGAGTTGCTACCTTTCCAGCAAGAAAGAGGTTTCCAAAGTGGGCGAACACCGTGATAAAACTCATACGTGGCACTATAGTGCGGGCCTTCAAAGTACTCACACCAAAAATAGCCTGGTGGGACGGAACTACGATCTCCCGCTTCAATATACTGCAGCCGAGCCCCTAGACCCATGCCAGCTAAGTTATAAATTGGACGAACAATATAGTTCTCACTGTGAGGAGGAGGATAACCGCCTGGACCACACTTATAGTTGAGTACGTTCGCTAAGTAGAGTTTATTGAACCAAAGCCTGTGCTGAGGATAGCGGTCCCAAAGTTCCCACTCGTCTAAATCTTCCAAGCATACTCTCCTTTTGGAGGTCGGTGCGTGAATCGAACACGCTACTTTTCAGTGCTATGGAGTTGCAGTCCATCCCCTTACCATCCGGGCCACCGACCATGAAAAAACCCCTCCAGTATGACTGAGAGGGGTTTAGCATTTATGCAAACAATACTAAACTACTCCCAGCCTAATAGCTGCGATACATTTCAATAAAGGTTTTGCAAATATTGTACATTGTTTCTCTCTGTATATTATGGTGCGCAGGGAGGGAATTGAACCCCCGACCTTCTCGGTGTAAACGAGCGGCTCTACCGCTGAGCTACCCGCGCAAAAAGATGGCGACCTATGCCGGGCTCGAACCGGCGATTTCCTGCGTGACAGGCAGGCGTCTTAAACCACTCGACTAATAGGCCTTACTTTAACATTCCAGCTGCAGCCCCTACGAATACGGCTGCAGCTCCTGATACCAGTATTGGGTCTGATTGCGCTAATTTACGTTCTTCCGCGCAACCCCCTAAAACCAAAAGTACGAGTAACGCTCTCATTTTACAAAATCAATGTTATAGCGTTTACCGTCAATCCTAAAAGAAGCAGTGGAGTGGCTATATTGCTGTACGCGTTCGTCTCTGTATCGAACAACTTCAGAACATTGACGTTCAGTCCGATATCCTACAATTTCATTACGCGTGCTGCGAGAGGCAGCATCGGCTCCGGCAATAGCTCCGAGAACGGTCATTGCGTCTTTGCCTTTACCTTCTCCAAACTGATTACCTAAAAGGCCCCCAATGATAGCACCGGCAACTGCGTCACCTGTAGAAGCCGGTTTTTGACCGTAGACAGGAACTTCAACATTTCGACACTCATTAGTTTTAACAGGGGTCGAGACTGTTTTTGTGGTGTAGTGGTCTGTGACTGTCGCAGTTATAGACTGACTATCCGCAATAGTTGGGAAGAACATTGCAAAAACAACTAGATATTTCATAGTATTTCTCCAAAATTGGTGGCGGAACGTATTGGATTCGAACCAATGGTACCCTATTCAGGTACGACGGTTTAGCAAACCGTTGCCTTAAGCCTCTCGGCCAACGTTCCCTGGCGGGCAGAGAGGGATTTGAACCCCCGGAACGCTTTCACGTTCGTCGGTTTTCAAGACCGATGTAATAAACCAGACTCTACCATCTACCCTTTAGTCTGTATTTTATTAATGTGTTTCTGAAGTCTACTAATAGTGGAAAGTAACTTCATTTTTTCCTGTTGGAGTACAAAGTTTTTGACTTGTAAATTGATAGTGCTAGCTAAATAAACAATATCTTTATTTTCAGGAGAGGCTTTTAAGAATCCTTTATACACCGCGATAGCGAGAGTTTTGTAAACTTCATCCTCATCGACCTCAATCATTCCAAAATCTGTAGGTTCTGCATCTGCAGCCCGAGCTAATTCAATCAGTTGTTCTAGAGTTAACTTTGTAGTCACTCAAGGTCTCCTTTTTGGCTCCCCGACCTGGGTTCGAACCAGGGACATTTTGATTAACAGTCAAACGCTTCTACCAACTGAGCTATCGGGGAATTCTATTTTTACGGTAATCTTCATATGTGAGGTATATAAACACTCCAGTAAATAACCCTAACACATTAAAGTGCAGCAGTCCAGCAGAAATTAAATCTGCACAGAGGGCACACGCTAAGTAGTCATACCATTTTAGAGGTCGTCCATGCGGAGAAATATGTGATTTTTCCAAGTTCCTACCTCTTCGTATTGACGAGCCCAACGGGGCTTACGAGACACGAGTTTTGGATTATAGTAATGTGTAGCTCCCATATTATAGAGTGGAATACTCCCCTCGACTAACCCCCAGGCTATCATACGTGCCATAAGCCAAGGATACTGTTCACGAGGTGTTGGGTCTTTTACTAAGTGCGTCCACGAAAATTGACGAGGTTGGTATACCACCCCGCAAATAGAATTTGGGAACTTGTCTAGACGTACCCGATTTAAAGTTACTTCCCCTACTAGTTGCATACCTTGTAAGCCTTGATTACGGGCTTCGTGATACATATTTAGAGCAAGTGCACGTACTTGGCTGTCAAAGTTACAGGCACCGCCTTTGGCCCCTGTCGCACCTGCAATTAGTAGTAGGGCTACTAATACAGTCACTCTCATTCATTTTCCTTTTGGTGCGGATAGAGGGACTCGAACCCCCACGCTTACGCACGAGTTCCTAAGACTCGCGTGGCTACCATTACACCATATCCGCAAAAGATTAATTATATTTTAAGAAGTTTTCTCTGTGTCGCCTGTAGTAGAGTAAACCCTCTTGATGGTAAGAAAGCGTAGCGCCTCTTTGACGCATCTGATTCCAAAGGTACCAGTCTTCGTTTGGTTGTTCTGTGCCGTATCGTTCAGCACGGTATCCAATTTCTTGACCGAGTCGAGTACGATATAACATCGACCCATGGTGTGCAGCAGTTCTCTGCCAGTATAAATCACCTTGATGTCTACTTAAACCAGGGCTACCGAGTTTCGGTGAAACCTCGCCTTTAAGCTCTCCAGTAACTACTATATCATAGGTGACAATATCAGTAACTGGTGGACTTAGAATTTCTAGAGCGTCAGAGCGAAGCCAGTTATCTGCACCTAAAAACATAACATATTCTGACCGCACTCGCATTAGCATATCTTGAAAGTTATTTACAGTTCCAAGATTGCGTTCTCGAAATATATACTCTATTTCAGGATATAGTGCAGGAAGATGAGCACAGTCTCCCACTCCGTCATCGACAAACAGCACGTGCTCAGGAGGTTGCGTTTGGCTGAGAATAGACTCAATACAGTGAGCTGCTAAGTGTCCATAACGATAAGATGCAATAACAACGGTAATCATACTAATTGGTCTAACCTAAGTTTAGAGACAATGTGCCCATCTACAAGGTAGTCTGGATATACATCTACAGAAGAAGCTCGACAAAACCCATTCATGTAAGTCATACGATTTCGAGTAGAAACGTTAGGTTCACTACCGTGTACAATATTAACAGACCAGATTAAAACATCTCCGCACTGAGCAGTATATTTAGTACCTCTAAGAGAATTACGTTCAAAGGTTCTTAGGTCACTAGGAGGCTTAAAATCTGCCCACTTATGAGAACCTTCAATAAATTCAATGGCTCCGTTATCTTCTGTAATATCGTCTACCGCGATAATTGTTTGAAAATAATCATCGCTAACAGTACGTTTAAAATTACTAGACTCCCGAAAGATAATATCTCTATGCCAAGCAAACTGGTCTCCATCGCCGGCCTCCCTAAAATAGATTTGATTATTTATTTGTTTTACGTCAAAACCAATAAAAGTTTTAACAAGTGCAGAGAGACGAGAGTCGATTCTAATTGAATTTAGATATCGGTTGGCTAGCGCAGGAAAAAAGATAAGAGAGCGGCGATTATTTTTATACTCTGCGGGAGAGTGATTATATCCTGCTTCTAGAATAGACTCGTCTGTAGTGGCATAGGCTTCGCTCCTAATACGCTGACACTCTGCAGGAGTAAATACGTTAGGAATACGAATAATACCTTTTTCTCGATACTGTTCTAGTTGCTCCAAGATACATAACTCCGATGTATTTTAAACTGCCAGTCTGGAACTGAAGGGTCTAAAGTACCTTGATGTACGCTCCAAGCACGCTCATAGCCAGCGTCTTTCACCGCCTGTACAACTTCGTTGTTATAGATTCCATACGGATAGGCAAAGTATCGACACGGAAACGGCGGAGTAATTTCTTGCACTAGCTGTTGTCGAGAAATTTTAGTTAGGTCTGGATGGTTCCAGGTATGCCAACCAATCTCAAAATTATACTCACTGCAAATTTGCTGTACCTGCTCTAGCGTACAATATCGCTCTAGTGCGGGAACGTATTGCAGGTCAAACGAGTTGTCTCGACCTACGTAGTTTCCCATTACAAACATCACACCAGACTTACCGGCGAGTACTTCACGATTTTCGAACACGTTTAGATAGATACCGTCAAAACCAATTTCATCGTGACAGGCAGCTATCTCTTCTCGAGTGTGGTAGTTCGAGTGTTTGTGTGTTCCGATATTATGGGCTAACTTCATAAAGCGTCAATTCTTGGTGTAAGCTATTTCGATAGCTAAAGTGATGTTGTAGAAGTACTGTTCCAAAACTATAGGGCAGTAGCCAATCTTTGATGCCAGATACTAGTACAAGTCGAGAAGCACTAGACTTAATCCAAGAAGCGATCTGCACGTGGTCATATTCTCGATAGAGAGTGCCAGTGGTAATGACAAGGTCGTAGCGACCATCAGGAACTTGCACCCGACGAATATTAGATGCTAGTCGAGCGGCAGCCTTGTCCGAAACTTCTAGCCCATCAATACTGGCAGCAGGAAGGTCTTCAGTAATAAATCCTTCACCACACCCAATGTCGAGAGCACGCTGAAAAGGTGCGTATGGTTGTAAGGTTTGAAGTATAGTTAGTTTGCGATGGGCATCGTCAGGAGTACTACGATAACTCCAAGGGTCTATTTTGTCATACCACTCTTCAAACCAACTTTTTTCAAACATACTTTATCCTTTGGCTGGGAATCAGGGATTCGAACCCCAAACCTACGGTACCAAAAACCGTTGCTCTACCAATTGAGCTAATTCCCAGTGGTGCTGCTTAGCGGCAATCTTGGAGCGGGTAGCCGGCATCGAACCGGTCCTCTCTAGCTTGGAAGGCTAGGGCACATCCTCTATACCATACCCGCTTAATTCTTTTCAAGAATAACACAAATAATGCGTAGTAGCAAGAAAAAAATTAGACTAAGCTCTCATCGAGCTGTAACCATTGAGACCAACTGTCGTGACGCAGATTGAATGGTAACTGCTTTCTCTTGCGTACCAGTTCGTAGTACCCAGGCTTATAGGGTGCATAGTGTGGTTTCATACTGAGACTGTTACCCTTACGCATATTGCAAGGAGAGCAAGAGGTAACAATATTTTCCCAATTAGTACGCCCACCACGTGATAATGGCAGTACGTGATCGAGCGTTCCGCTAGTGTTGTTTACGGCGGTTCCGCAATAGAGACAGTGATACTGGTCTCGCAAAAAGACATTTGTCTTTGAGAATCGAACTTCAGTCGCCCGACGTAAGTAGTCTTTTAGCATGATAACAGCTGGCACACGAGTTTCCCAACTAGCACTGTGTACAATCCAATTGTCATACCATTCCATAACATCACACTTGTCATGGTACATATAGAGAATGGCTTCTTTCCAAGAGACTACACTAAGAGGTACGACGCTCACCGGTAGCCCATCTGCGTTAATTACTAGTGTATCTGACATGATGTTACGGCATTGGTTTTTTAATATTTTTGGCGGCTAGATAGGTGGGATGATGAAGCGTAGAGAGTATGGAGAGGCACACAGAGGCTTGTTCCGGCTTATTAGCAATTAGGGCACGAACATAGAGACGCTTATAGTGTTCTATTAGCTCAAGTAAGATGTTTGTAGTTTCCATTAATTCTCTCTAAAACGGCGGCACGTTCGCTATCGCTCATGCCTAGCCAGCGCGCGATTTCATCGCGTGTGCGATAACACCCAAGACATATATCCCGAGAGTTTAGTCTGCATACCCGAATACAAGGACTAGGCGTTAATGGTGCTGGGCGTTTGTTTCGACGCAACTTGAAATACCTGTAACCCAGCCTCACGCCACATCTCGGCGGAAAGTAGGTTGTCCTCAAAAACTGCTTCTGGATTGTATCCATCACTTCGAATACAGTCTAGTAATATACGTTTAATCTGGTAGTTACGAAGATACTCTTCGCTGCGCTGACGCATATACAAATCGTGGGCTGGAATGTTGTGAAGTTGCAACCACTGAAGAGTTAAGTTACGATAACGCTCAGGACGCCCCGTACAAAGTACGATACGGTGGCTTGCGGCATCTAGCGCCTTAAGAATAGCTACCGAAGAAGCGATAGGCGGGTCTTCTACTAAGAGGCTATAGTAGAGTTCCCAATCTTTATTAGGACCGTGCAGAAGGTGGTCTCTGTGAGAACTGTTACTAAGTGTGTCGTCTATATCGAATATATAGTCCATGTGAGACTCTAAAAAGTTAAGGAAATAGAAAGTTGGTGGACCCGAGGAGACTCGAACTCCTAGCCGCTTGCTTGCAGGGCAAATGCTCTCCCAGTTGAGCTACGGGCCCTCTATATAAAAAATGCGGCAGGTGCGGTATCTGGCGTTTTATGAGAACGCTTGCCCATGCTCCTTTTGTGACTCGGCCAAGCCACTCTGAATTGTTTTATGGCCACTAGCCAATTCAGACTTTCCTTACCGCACTATGGCACCAGTGGAGAGGATTGAACTCCCTACGCGCGGTTTTGGAGACCGCCGCTCTACCATTGAGCTACACTGGTATTAACCAGCACTACGAGTGATGAAGTTGACGCGAACCTTCTTAGGGTTGAAGTACTTCTGAATCAGAGACTCAGCAATCTTCACATCAACTGTCTTACAAGAGAAGATGTCGATGTAGGCATCGCCGTTGTGGTCAACAAGATGTCCCGTAATGGACGACGTTTCAATCATTTGCACAAAACTCCAGCCAGCTTTATCTTCGGCATGAGTCGCGAAGTGCTCAATCATCGGTTCGCCAAAAGCAACCATGTCGATTGCCGGAACAAGTTCTTTGATGAAGTTATAAATATTTTCACGGTTCGTAACTGCGGCAATATCGCAAGCGGCGCAGTCAAACATAGCGTGGTATCCCCAGTATGGCATATTATTTTTCCTTTTCTATTACGTAATCCCAAGATATTCAGGATTATCTGCTTCAATGTGAGTAACTAACGAATCTAGGTCACAACTTAAGCCGCAGTGTTCTACTAAAGCAGAAACAAACGCTTTAGGATGCTGAATAGCTTTTTCATAGGATACTAGTAAATTAGGAATGGGATGAGTCTCTATAAACTTAAGCAGTTCTAGAGTAGTATGGGCTGCATGATATAGCCCTTCTTGAATAGGCCACTGCATAGAAATTTCATTACGTTTAGCAGTAGATAGTATATCTCTGAAAACTGTTACAAAGATGGGGTTTCTGAAGTAAGGCAGATACTTAGGAAGATTTTCTATAATGTTAGGACGTTTTAATCCCCAGACTACGTGGGCTTTATTTCTGTCTTCAATGAGGCTCAGCACTCTTGACATATTGTCTTGTTCTAAGGCTTCACCTAAAGGAATATCCTCATAAGTTACAGTGCTAGAGTTCATGAAGACTCCTGCATGGTGCAAAATTTTTGCTAACATACTAGTACCGCTTCTTCCTACTCCTAGTACAATAATAGTGGCGGGCGAGTGACTAATCGGACTTCCGTGTAGTTTAGCTATACCATTATTCTTCATCTAAACTATCATAACATATAGAGTAAAAAAGTCAAACAAAAAATTAAAAGTGGTGCCCCAGGAGAGATTCGAACTCCCGACTTTCGGTTTACAAAACCGCTACTCTGGCCAGCTGAGTTACTAGGGCAAAATTATGGTAGGAGCATAAGGAATTGAACCTCATCTTTAAGCGTTATGAGCGCCACGTGCAACCTTCACACCCTACTCCCATTATTTACTTTTTAGTTCATAGAGACGGTCTGGTATCCAACGCATTACAGATAGCTCATCATCAGTTGGGTTCTTAAGAGTTTTTAGGTACTGCAACGTGAGTTGCAATCCGGCGATTTCAGCGTAGTCTAAACTAGTTTTACACATTTAAACCTCTCTAAAATGGTACCCGCAGCCGGACTCGAACCGGCACGCACTAGCGAGGGTTTTTAAGACCCTTATGTCTACCCATTCCATCATGCGGGCAAATTATTTTTCCAAAAAAGGCTAGTTAGTGTGGATGCACTAACAGGGGAGCTACCCTTTTCGCCTACTCAATTTTATTGCTGGTTGAGCTATCCAGCTATTCAAGGTGGGGAGATTCGAACTCCCGTGGCTTTCGCTCCGCATCCCAAATGCGGCCCGGTACCTGGCTACGGTCTACACCCTGGCATATTACTTTTTAGTGTCCCACTGTCTCCAGCCATACACACCAGCACGGCGAGCCATTTTAGGATTGCATCTGCGCAACCGCAAATCTTCACAGTCTTTACGACTGGCATAGTATAGTGCGGGCCATTTTTTCATATTATTCTCCATAACTCTGGCGCTCCCGGCAGGACTCGAACCTGCGGCCTTGACATTAGAAGTGTCTTGCTCTAATCCTACTGAGCTACGGAAGCTATTTCTTAGCTGCAAACACAAACGCTACTATAAAAGCAACAATAAAAGAGATTGCTGCCGGAATCCAGATTGGACTTAGCACCCACCACCAACTCCAAGCAATTGTGCCTGTCAGCTTAAGGTAGATAAAGAGCAGGGCCAAGGCCGGCAGAAAAACTCCGTTTTTTATAATATAGGTCGGTTTGTTGAATTTGTCAAACATTAGTTTACCTCAAATAGTTGCAGAGAGAGCGGCTGAACTTGTTTTCCGACGAACTCAAAGCCCCAAGCACCCGGTTCAAGTTCCTTGAAGGCTCGAATAATGTCTTGATGCTTACAAGGATTACGTGCGGGACACGAACAGCGCTTCCCACTAACACGATAGACTGCAATAGGCTCTCGATAGTCGCTATCAAAGTTTGCGACCTGAAAAACATCTTTGAACGTCTCACGCACGGTATACACGATATTTCTCCTATGTATACATTATCTTAGGCTAAAATCCGGCATAACGCAAGAGAAAAATAAAGGTGTGAGCACCGAGTACTCACACCTTTATGGTTGTGCCTACTGCACAGTAGGACTTAGTCTGAGAGCAACCACGTCTCCTAAACTACTTGTGTGCTGGGTAAGTTTAGAGCCCCTGAACAGTTTTGTTGTTTACCTGATTACTGCTAACAGGCCCCTCACACTCAACCTTTGTTGAGCCTAGAGGGTGAAGTGTAAAAGCTGCCCCGCCCATCCGCACTTTTACGAGACTGTTCACACGCGCTAGCATTAATTAACAGTCTTACCAATTCACAAACCTAAGCCTGTGAATCGTCGTGAGTCTGAAGATGCACAATCAGTGAAGAGAGCGCTTCTTTGGTAGACCCACTGAAACCTGTCGTATCAAAACCAACTAGAGTCTGAAGAGTATTCAGCATCTCTTTTTTAGATGGTCCGTTTTTACGGTCCTGTGTTTTAGGCACAGGTACGTAAACACCTTCTCGTACCAGTTTTGACCTGATAGAGCGTACAGGTTTTTGTAGTTGCTCGGCAATGGAGTCAAGACCGTCTGTGCCAAGCTCTGCATAAAGGTTCAGTAGTTGTTGTGTTTGCTGTTCGGTGTAGTTTTGTTGTGCTGCGTTCATTGAGTCCTCTTTTGCTATTTATACATATACTATAGCGCAATCGAGAGGAAGTGGCAAGAAGAATTTTATTTAAAACGCTACGTTACTCTGCCCAATCCCGCTCTCTTCGAATGTAGAGAGGGGCAGTGCTTCCGTCTTGAAACTCTAAAAAGGTTTCAATGCCGTCTCCTGCGAACGCCTGTTCTTTACCGGACGTTTGAAAGACAAGCTCAACCGCTTCTCGATTTAGTGTACGCCGAGAAGCTAGATATAGCCCTTGTGCCTCATAGTACTCTAGTGTTTCGTCTACATGTGTAGGACTACAAGAGATCTTTACTAACATTGTACAGTCTCTTTTTGTCTCTGCGTCTCAATCTTCGTTTTTCTTGTTTCCATGCTTCTTTATCTCCTTTAAAACTAACAATGCCTTTTTCTAGTGACTGAGTTTTTGTATCACAATAGAGTCTATCTAGATGGGACATGCACGTCTCCTTCTAAATTATCCTACAACAGCTCCTTTTAGCTTGTCTAGAATAATCTGGCTCGGATGGGATTCTCCTTGCGAGCGATGAGCCATTCCTCGCATTAAAAACTGAATGGTTGCAATATCAAAAGCAATTGATGGGTCTTCTAGGTTAACATCGTGGTAGGACAAGTTATTCATATAGTCCAGTGTAAAAGCGTCTAAGATAGCTTGTGTAACATTTGCCTTAGTAGCGGCTTGCCGTTTTGCAGCAAAAGTCTGAAAACTAATTACAGTCATTAAAACATTCCTTTGAGCACAATCGCTCTATTATTCCAATAGTTGATTACAGGAATTCCATACTTTTGTGCTTGTTTTGTCTTGGTCGATTCTTCTCCCGAAGAGATTAGAGCATAGCAATCTTTACTGAGTGAATCGCTAAGTTCAAATCCGAACTTGGAAAGATGTGCTCCAAGTTCTGATTTTGTCATATCAAGCTTGCCCGTGATACAAACCTTACGATATTCAACCTTATCTTCTGCGGTTGAGGTTTCAATCTCTAGCTTGTAGGGTAGCCGTTCGACCCAATCCGCATTAACCTCTAACCAGCTTAAGATGTTTTCTACTGTAGTCGGCCCAATTCCATGAATCTGCATTTCCCCAATACGGAATAGATTTTCAAAAGTAGGAATGTGTTTACAGATAAGCTGTGCCGTAGACTTACCCACGCCAGGAATCCCGAGAGAGGCTAGAACTGTCGGATAGTCTTTAGGACGAGAGATTTCTTCACGAATCTTGTCTCCGTTCTTACCGAGAATGCTCCACGGAACATCTCCATAGAGTTCTGACGGATGAGAAATTTCTAGTTTTTCAATAGAAGAGGGTCCGAGTCCTTTAATACCGAGTGTCTTGACATAGTGTTCAACCAGTCGTTGACCGTTTTCTACCCCGACATAAATCTTCGGACCTCGACGTTCCAGAGATAGGCCGAGCGCCCGCTCGGCATCTAAGAGAGAGAATGGTACATAGTTGGAGTGTTCAAGTACTCGCACAAACTGCGGAGTAATTCTACGCTCGATAAGTATAGAATCGCCTGGACGCAGATTATGCTCTAGCACAAATTCAAGGTTGTGTAGAATAACTCGGCTAACAGTCGCTCCGTCTAGTACAACCGGCTCTACGAGACCGACAGGAGTAACCACCCCGCTGCGACCTACTGTCCAGACAATATCCTTTAGATACGTAGCGGCACTATAGTGCTCTTTCTGCTTTAGCGCAACCGCAAATCGAGGATGTTTGGAGGTATGCCCAAGCTCTTGCTCACGAGCATAGGAGCTTACCCGATACACTTTACCGTCTTGGGGATACTGAGTATAGTCACTATCAAGTACAGTTTTGAATCCCGCTTTTTTAGCGAGCGCCAGCCTATCAAGATAGTCTGCCTCGATGCCCAGTACATCGTGAACAATAAACCGCAGATTACGGTCTTGTGCCTCTTTCGCACTCTTTAGTCCTAGTGCTCCGGCAACATAGTTCCGAAAATTTTCTACGTTAGCGTTGTCGGTCACTACTTCGCCGACAAAAGTAGCACTCTGTGAAACAGAGATAGGAATTCCTTTAATAACCTTTGACAGATGAATGACATTTTCCCCGTACTCACCGTCACCGCGAGTGAGCAGAGTTTGCAGACCCCCTGAGTTATAAGTAGCAGACAGATTCACTCCGTCAAGCTTTGGAGTCAGAATTGAAAATTCGGTATCAACATCTTCCGCACTATACACTTTTTTCAGTGAGTAGAGTTGGTGCGGATGCTTAATCTTACCGCCAAGAGAACTAATACGCACAGTAGGGCTGTCAGGGTCTTTCCAACCCTGCAGCCGCTCCATTTCTACAAGTTGGTCATAGAGACCGTCATACTCTGCGTCAAGTAACACAGGCTTCCCGAGGTCGTAGTACAACTTGTCGTGATGTATTACAATACTCTTAAGCGATTTATAGTCCATCTTCTTCCTCTTTTTTATCTTCTTCTAGATTATACTCTAAAAAGTTAGCCTTTATCAAGAGAGAATCTAAAATACGACGAGTATCACGATAGTGTGAGTGCATTGTATATGCGTCAATCGCTATTAACAACATACCGGTAAAGAGTAGTAGCGAAGTTACTAGTTCTAAAATAAAAAGAACAATGAATACAACTCCTAGTAGTCCATAACTTTTCATCGTATCACACTAGTAACATATTCACTATAGAGTCTTTTCATTTCTGCTTGATTGGGTAGTTTAGGGTTAAGTATCTTTTTACGTAGTTGTGCGTAGGGCTGTTTAAAAGATTTACCGTGCGGACTATCTACAGAGGCATTTAATATTTTTTTACGATAAAACTGAGCCGCGTGTGCCATTTCATGGCAAACAATCATACCCTGAGCTAGGTTGCTGTCGTTGGAGTAAAATCCCCCAATAACAGCACTATCATCAAAACTAGCGTATTCGTACATACGATAGTATGTTCCACGATTTCTACACAGTAACCACATTGCCAGGTTTATACCCGGCCCACTGGAGTACCAACCTCCGCGATGTGCCGTACGTCTCTGAGACCAGTCAAGACGGCAGTGATGTAACTCAAAAGAGCTACAGTCGCTCCAACTCTTAATTTCTTGTTCGCACAGAGACACCCACCGATAGATATGCTGCTCGGCTGCAATTTTTGCACTAGCGTCCAATATCAATAACCTCTCGACGAGTAATTAGCTGATAAGCACCTTTGTTAAAAGCAGGCGCGACCGTAAACTGTTTTGGTTTACCGCCGTGTTGCAGGCAAGTGCTATACCCAAGACGCGCTCGCGCTTCACTAAACTCTTCTCCACAAACGGAACACTTACACCAATAATCAAGCATACTATTTCTCCATGTTATGAGTTATAGTATCACTAATTAGTTGTGCTGTCTAGTCTAAACTTAGATTCGACGCACCCACTCTTGGATAAAATGTGAACTACTCTGAGTCTTCTTACCTCCAACGTTAAAGAGAAGTAAAATACCGAGTTCGATGCAGAGGTCTATTTCGGCTTGACTGACGTTAGTGGGCGTACGGTCTCCGCCATTAGCGAAGAATAGGTTGCCCCTACCTCCAACACCATTCACTAGTAAGTGCTTAGATGTGTAGAACTGCTGAATGGCTCCACACGCAGTACCACCGCTATCATCCCAACCCGTCTGTACCTCGCTGACATACTTACAGTATTTTAAAATGGCTGCACGCTCACTGAGAGGCTGAAAGGGTGCACCTTTCTTTTTTGAGAGCCAATTATCAGAGTTAGGTGCGACTACCAATGTCCCTATCTGGGCCGCGTGCTCCATAGCCGCTAAATGTCCCGAATGGATGGGGTCAAAACCGCCAGTAAAGAGTACGTAGTTCATAGGCAGAGGTCCACTAGTTCTTGAATACGTTTAGTTTTTTCATCAAGTTCATCAATGTTCTGCTTTTTTAGAGCTGTGGCGGCTGCCCGCACGTCTGCTACAGGCAGACCATATGTCTCTTTTAGATATTTAAGTTTGTCGCTAATCATGTCTCGAGAAGCGTCTACCGATTCCATCAAACTCACAATTGTATGAATGGTTTTTGCTACATCTTCTGGATTGATTGCATTAATCTGTTTCGGTTCTTTTTTCGGTGCCATTATATGCCTTTACTTGAGAAATTAAGTGTTGAAGAATTGTTCTGCTTCTGAGGGGAAGCGTAGTTTTATTTGGGTCTTGGTGTTTAAAGCAAATAAAGAGTGTATGGCGTTCTCCTAGTGATTTTGCCTCTAGCTGTATATCGTGGTCACTCATTGCGAGCACATCTAGCGGATAAGGCAGTCTCATTACATATTCACCCCAGTATTGCTCTTCGTGTGCAATATCAGAGTCTAGCCGAAGTTCGGGAATCCATTTTGTTAAGTCTCGAAAAAACTTACGACCGACAAGTTCGTTTGTGGGAAGTTCGCGCGGTAATTCGTATAAAACGGTGGTTTCGTCCATGTTATAATCCTATAGTTTTAAATATATCATATTCTACTTCACTTGGGAAGCGTGAAGTTGTTGTAAGTGCTGGGTATGCAGTGTCTATTCTACGACTCTTTGGTACGTAGTCAAGCGGAACTAGTTCGTCGAACGGAGTTCGATACTCAAATGGTGGTTGGCAATCTCTGCGGGCTATTTCACTAGGATGAATACTGCGCCCCCATTTCCAGTGTAAATACTCTCTATTATAAAGTATGCGATTCATATTGGGATTGCGCTTCAAAGTTAAACTCTGATTCGCACCAGCTGAAGGTATTAAAAGAGAGTTAAGAGTAATATTCTGAAGCATACAGCGTTGTTTATAGTCTGCATCTTCACTATAAACATAGATAAAGTTTTCGTCAAAAGCTCCAACACGTTTCCAAGTATCTCGGTGTATTGAGAAACAACTAAATTCAAAATACGGTTGATAGACGCCTGTTAGGCAGGTAGGAGAAGTTTCCGAGAGTGCATCCTCTATTTGCGTTTCGGTATATGTTGCGTCATCTTGTGTGATAACAATCTTGTCTAAGTTTAAGTATTCAAACGCTATACGACAAATAAGATTCCAGCCGCCAGCACAACCAAGATTAGTGCTAGTAACATAGGTAGGACAGGTAAAAGTTGCATCATAGGTTTGCTTTCCATTATCTACAAAATAAAAAGTGGAGCGCGGGAATTCTTTAACTCTAAGAGAGTTAAAAAAGTCCTGAGCCCCACAATAACTGAGTACAAAGATGTGATTAGTCATCTCTTAGCGTATTATTATAATTTACAGCCGCACGTAAAATAGATAAATCTACATCAAGCTCTGTTTCAGAGGTATGCAGTAACGCTGCGGTGTCTTTAGGAAAACAGTATCCACCAAAACCTCTGTCTTCTTCAAAGACTAGAGTATGGCTATAGCCAATACGGTCGTCTAGCACAATACCTTGACGTACTGCGTGATAGTCAACTCCGAGTTGTTCACAAAAGTCGTAGATTTGATTAAAGAAGGCTACTTTAGTGGCTAAAAACGAGTTTCTAAAATATTTTACCGTAATAGCCTCTTTTGGAGACATAACATAAATATTAGCTTTTGGAAAAGCTTTTTTGTATACTTTTGACCAAAAATCTAAATCTCCACCAGCAATGATAACATCTTTAGTGGCCAACACATCGTCTGTAGCAGTATTAGCGCGTAGAAACTCAGGGCTAAAGGTAATCTTGTGATTTGGAAAAGTTTGTGTAATAAGCTGCCAACCTTCAAGGCTAACAGTACTTTTAATCATAATAGGAATTGCGGGGTTACATTCTCGTAAGACACCAAGAACATAAGACATATCGCAGCTACCGTCCTCTGATTGAGGAGTTGGTACTGAAATGATAATACCTGTAACTCGGCTAAAGTCTGATAGAGTTTTATAGGTATATTTTGGGTCTACAACGCCTAGTTCTTGGGTGCTTTTAAATGCTTCATAGTAGGCTTTACCCACAAAGCCATATCCAATAATTATAATCATATAGTAACTTTCATTACAGATAAAATCTTAAAAGTAGTTTCCCAGCCTCGCACAGAAAAACATTCACCTCTATTATCAGCTTCGATAGCTGCTTTAAGAGGATAATCATTACCGCCAGGTTCCATCTTGTCTCCAAAAAATAACAGTTTATCTTTTGGAGAAAAATCTTTTAGAATCTGACTCTTATCGTGACCTTTGGGAAAAATGTCAATACCCGTATCCCCACCTACACGAGCAGAGAGAGTGGTAAACTTGTGATTAAAGTGTAAAGCAATGCGTTCACGTTCTTTATGCTCTTCATCAAAATCAACATAAAGTTGTCTTTGAGAGAGAGATGCGTGACGCCCCACAACCGAGAAGTTAATACAACCAGGACGTTCTTCTAAATGTTTACCCGCTCTAATTGTAAAAGGACTCAAGTCTAACTCTCTAGCTAACCACTCTTTTGCTTCTAGAGGTATTTGCCAAGGGCTAGTATAGATATTATTATCTTGCTCCCATACGTCATTACCAGAACAGTTGTATACACGGCGAGCAGCATGTACGATATCCGCACCAAGCTGTTCTATAGTTTTTGGTCTATCTGAGCCTGTTACAAGATAAACTGCGTGAGCTTTGCAGAAATCTAAAAAGAACTCTGCAAAATTAGGTTCAATACGTTGACGGCTCGGAGTTAGCGTTCCGTCAACGTCAAAAATAAAACGATACATGATTAACTATTATTAGTTCCAAAGAAAGTAGGAGACTGCTCTTCTTGAGCAGGCTCTACTGCCTCATTAATTACGATTTCTTCTGGGATAGTGGGAGTTTCCACTAACTCAGGGGCAACGTCAAAAAGTACAAGAGGCTCGTCAGTTTTTTGAATAACAATTACTTCATGGCTTTCACCTGAAAAAGAATTTTCAATCATCCCAAATTCAAGGTCTGGTATTTTTGTAACAGCAATAATTCTAGGTCCAAAAAGCTCTTCAATTTCTGTCTGAGTCCAAGCATTAAGAGGTTTCCAGCTTGTTCTCGGAATATTTACAGTTACTTTAGTACCGTCTTCAGAAAGTCGAATCCAGCGATATACATTTTTGGTATTATTATCTACTACAGAGATAAAATTAGGCATTATAAGTCTCCTTAAAGAGTTAAAACTTCTAGAGGCTCTCCAGCGTATTGCTCTTCTTCTTTAATATACGCATAAAACTGTTGAACAGCTTGTTCTTTATTTTTTGCTTCAATATCAAAATCTGCATACTGCAACATAGGTACAGTAAGTGCTAAGAGCTCTTCGTCCCATAGTAGCTCTGCGTGAGCATTAGGTTTCATCCAGTATTCTTCATTCTCTAGAGGAAAGGGATGACTAGTATGAAACAGGGGACGAATGTTTTTCCAAGTTTTAACTGATTCGATAAACCAAGGATGGTTTACGGTAATATGCTCGACATCTCGATTTTTTCTGTTCACAACTCGTCCAGCAGAATTTTTTACTTTCTCTGTTTGAGTCATGTGATGGCAAGCGTAGTGATGAGTGTCTAGTGTAGCGCGAGTAGGAATACGAGCACACAGTTCTAGTACGTGTTCGATACCATAACCTGATTTTGCTTTATCTTCGTTTTCGACAGCCAAGCATTGCTGAGAGTAGTCAGAGAGATACTGAAAATTAGCAGAGAAGCGATTAATACCGTCAATATGTTTCCCTCCGTACAAACCTTGTAGGTGAATATTCATAGTAAAATCACGAGCAGGCAGATTCATTAGCTGACCATAGAGAGCGTGGTACTCAAGGTCACGAATAGAGTTTTGTACAACTTCAGAGCTATTAGAGCCGAGTACCGTATACTGCCCTGGATGTACACTAACACGAATTTCATGCTTACGAGCAATTTCACCTGCTTGTGCCAAAATAGATGATATTTTTGGCATAATTTCTTCATACCAAGGCTTTGTAAAGTCTAAGGTATAACAAGGAAAAAGCTCAGAAGAAATACGAAAACTACGAAGATTGCGAGGCTGGTCATTGAAATAGGTTGAGAGAGCGTCTAGCAGCTTACGGCAGTTTTCAAGTGCTTTAGATTGTACTTTTTGCTTGCCGTCAGCTTTAAGAGCATAAGTTTTAGTAGTAGTGCCAAAATTATAGCGTTTTGCTTTAGCGGTGTCAATCCACTGACAACATTGAGAGATACGCCAGTCGGTGCGTGTGTGGTTGAAATACGAGGTCATAGTAATCCTGTAGTTAAGTTACAGATTACTATAGCGTTTTAAATAGTACTTGGCAATTACAAATTAGATTTCAGGGGTGAGCACAATTCGAAAAGTTTCATTGTCTAGCATACCATCACCCCCTTCCTTTTCTTCGCTCTCTTCTAGCATTCCAGCTAGTTGTCTAAATTTAGCCATGTGTACATCATTAATATAGGAGTGCTCTTCTACAAGATTCATGCGTTCTGCATTATCCATAATAAGTTCCGCAAATTCGTTCGCTTTTTCATACTCTTCTTCGTCAATAGAACCCATTGCAATAGCCTGTTTCTCTAGTCTGAAAAATAAGTCTTGGAGCATCATTGTCTCTACAATAAGATGAATCATGTCTGTTTTGCCGCGAATATCTTTATAGAGTGCTTGAGCAGAAGGACAAATATCAAAATGTCGAGTAGTGTAATCACCAAGGGTTACTTGTTGAGAATCTTCAGACTCCATCATCTCTTCCATCTCGCCATTCGGCATCTCTTCCATTTCTTTTTCTTCTTCTGAATC